CACTCCCAATGCTTACTTCTGCGGGATAACCAGCAGCGGCAACTCGGTTGTGTACATCACACCAGGGGACGGGGTGTAACATGGTTTTAAAGACTGTTGCTAACTTTGGATCTACTGGTGGAGGCGGCGGTGGAGGCGTGTCGAGCGTCACTGCAACCAGTCCGCTTGCCTCTAGCGGTGGAACCACTCCAGATATTAGCCTGACTGGTATTGTTTCTGTTGCCAAAGGCGGAACCGGCCTTGCAACCATTCCTGCTGGTAACGTGGTTATCGGAAACGGGACTTCTGCGTTATACGGACTTGCCCCCGGAACTGCGGGTAACGTACTGACAAGCATTGGTGGTGCATGGGTAAGTAATGCTGCGGTTGGTGGAGGCGGTGGTGGAAGTCCTGGCGGCAGCACAACACAGTTTCAGTACAACAATGCTGGTTCGTTTGCAGGTGCAGCCAACCTTACAACGGATGGCGCAAACGTCACCGTTGGATCTGCAAACACAATTCGGTGGGCAAACCTTACTTCCACTAGATACGTTGGGTTCAAAGCCAACGCTATTGTTGCTGCTAACGTAACGTGGACACTGCCAGTTACAGATGGAACCGCTGGTCAATTGTTAAAAACTGATGGAACAGGAAATTTAAGCTGGTCTAGCACATTACCACCAGCCCCTCTTACAGTTGAATATTTAGTTGTTGCAGGCGGCGGCGGCGGTGGAGGGCTAAGTATTGGTGGTGGTGGTGGCGCTGGTGGATTAAGAACAGACACTGGTTTTTCTGTAAGTACGTCAACAAATTACACAGTAACTGTGGGTGCAGGCGGAGCCGCAGTAACTACAGGTGTTGTTGGAAATAACGGCAGCAACTCAGTATTTTCAACTATTACATCTACTGGTGGTGGCGGTGGGGGTCACGGAGTACCACCTGACAATGGTGGGTCAGCACTCAGCGGTGCAACTGGCGGGTCTGGTGGTGGAGGCGGCGGTTGTGACACCGGAACTGCTGGCAGTGGTGGTGCAGCGACTTCAGGTCAAGGGAGTGCTGGCGGCGCAGGATTGTCATCCACACCGGGAAGTGGCGGTGGTGGTGGAGCAGGAGGCGTTGGAACTAGTGCAAGACCGGCGGGTGTAGGAGGCGTCGGTTTAGCTTCATCTATTTCTGGAACGTCAACTTATTACGCTGGCGGCGGCGGCGGCGGTGGGAATGGTTCTGGTGGAGCAGGGGGAACTGGTGGTGGCGGTGGCGGTGGTTCTGGTAATAATGGAGGGCCGTGGACTGCTGGAACCTCAGGAACCGCCAATACTGGAGGCGGTGGCGGCGGTCAAGGTGGATGGAGTCCCTCTAGTTCATATCCATCAGGTACAGGTGGTTCAGGAATTGTTATTCTCAAATACCCAGACAACTACACTATAACAATTGGTGTTGGTCTTACTGGTTCAACTGCTGCTGCATCTGGTGGATATAAAGTGACAACCATTACTGCCGGTACGGGCAACGTTTCTTGGGCATAAAAATGGCACATTACGCTGAAATTAACCACGAAAATATTGTCATGCAAGTAATCCCCGGACCGGATGAGAGTGTTCAATCTGGAATGGAACAAGTTTATTTGTTGCATACTGGCAACATTTGGAAACGTACTAGTTACAACACGATTGGAGGTCAGCATCCAAACGGCAAACCGTTTCGTAAAAACTATGCCGGTATTGGCTACAAGTACGATGCCCAACGAGATGCTTTTATTCCTCCGCAGCCATTTCCGTCTTGGACGTTAAACGAAGATACTTGTTTGTGGGACCCGCCAGTCCCAATGCCTACTGACGGCCAGCTCTATTACTGGGACGAGGCCACTGTTTCATGGGTGGTAAATGAGTGACAACATTGAAACCAAACTAGCCGTGCACGAAGCTATTTGTGCTGAGAGATACAAACAAATCTCTGATACCTTAGCTTCTGGCGACAAGCGTATGACTAAGATTGAATATCTTTTGTACGCTGTCATGGTAGCAGTGTTGTTTGGTCCAGGTGCTGCTGCTGAGTTTGTAAAGAAACTTGTTGGTTTGTAATGGAAATCGCTGAACTTTTCCTCAAAGCATGGCCTGTACTACTTGGTATTGTCACCTTAATTGTAGTGCTGTCTAAGTTAGACCTGAGAGTTGCCGTTCTTGAGGAAAAAATTAAGTCTGCGTTTGAAATCATCAATAAGATGAAAGACAAGTAATGGACATGGATAATTTATCTTATGTCGAGTTTGGAGACGTAGACGGTCTAGGGGTCATGCTGTTTGAAAACGGTGTGCAGCACAAGTTGTTCTACGAGCAGTTGGCTGACAAAGGAATATTGATACCTCAGTACCCAATCATAGATGCAGACCCAGAAAACCTTGATGACTGGTTGTTTGTTCACAACCAAGAGCATGAAAGATTGGCAAACCAACTGAACTTAGACAATCCTTTTCAGTTGATCAACGCAGATTGGCAAGTAGAAGATGATTTTTATGATTGGATAGGAGTGCATTTGAGCATCCACCAACAGATCGTCAAAGTGTTAGGACTGTAATGGACCCACAACTGCAACAAGCGCAGGCCGTAACCCAGCAGTTCATGCAACAGCATGGGATTGATGCCAGGACTATGATGGCACTAGGTGAGATGGCACAAGAAGCGATACAAGATCAAAGCCTGTACGCTATGTTGCGCGAACAGTTGATAGACGCAGGGATTTTTACAGAGAAAGACTTGCCAGAAAAAACAAATTACACAATATTGTCTGCTCTCGCCGGCATGGGTAAATTTGCGGGAGAGATGTAATGGAACCAGATGTCAATTATCAAAATCTTGTTAGCCAATTACAAGCTATCCAAAGTCAAGTTGACATATATAAAGGTGGATCACCTCTAGACGCCAACCTGCATATTAACAATATTGCCAGAACTCTTTCGAGAGATTATGGGATTGGGAACATTGCAGACATTGGTGTGCGTTCAGTTGATGAACGTCTTTACACACCCGCTGAACGCGTTGAAGTTCAAGAAGGTAGTCCGTATTTTACAGAAGCCACCTCTGAACTAACCGGAGGCAAAGTCAATGAGTTTTACAATAAGAATACTGGTCAAGTAATTCCAGCAAATAAGTTTGCCAGTGAGGGAGCCGGTAAAGGGTATAGCAATTACAATTTACAAGCGGTTCCAGACGGCAAAGGCGGGATGATTGCTGTTCCCGTTCAGCAATACAACCTGTCTGGTTTTTCCGAAGTTGTATCAGATGTTAGGCCTCTGATTATAATGGCGGCGGTTGCTTTGCAAGTTGTTCCTGGGCTTGGGCAAGCCGTTGGATACGCTGTTCTTGGAGCGGGAGATGTCATTGCCGGTGCTGCATTAGCCGGTGAAATTTCTACCGCCGCTGGATTTTCTGCAGTAACTGCGGCATCAGTTGCTGGATCTGCAGGTGCTGCAACTATTGCCGCTAGCGTGACTGCCGCTCAAGGTGGCAGTGCAGAAGACGTTATTAAAGCTGCGGCCGCAGCGGGTTCAGCAAGCATTGTTAATGCTGCGGCAGGCGGTGGAATAATTGGTGCGGCCGCTGGATCTGTTGTTGGAACCGCAGTATCTGGGGGCGATTTAGACCAAATTGCAAAAAACGCTGCTGCTGCTGCAATTGGAGCTGGTGTTGCGCAAGAGTTAGGTCCGGGTGCTGGAGCAATTGCAACAGATTTGGTAAGAACAGGAAGAATATCTGACCAAACGCTTGTCAAAGCCGCTGGTGCAGAAATTGATGCTTCAAACAAAAAACCGCCTGCTCCTATTGATGAAAGAACTGTAACTCCAACTACAAGTTCAGACATCAATACGCAAATGCAAAGGTTGAATTTACAACAAGATCTGCGTGATCAGTTGATGAATGATAGAGCATTCCAAGAAGTTTCTGTACTTCCTGTTGTTGCTGCCGGCGCGCAGATTGCTGCTGAAGTAGGTATTCCCGCTATTATTAGAGCCGCACCTATCATTGCCGAGTATGTGGGTGCAAATATGGCAAGGGAGCAGATAGCAGCAGCCATTGCTGACGTTGCTGGACACGGTGCCGCGCTTTGGTATCTAAACAACTTGAACAATGATGCTTATTTTGGGCAAAGATTTATACCGGAAACCGGACAAACCGTTACAATAAATTTGCCTCCAATTTCTGAAGACGAACAAAGTAGGCTTGATAAATTATATGAGAAGTATCAGACAACCGTAGCGTATATACCAAGCGATAAACCAAACGAACTTGATACTGTTGTTATTGAAACAAAATTAACTCCAGAGCAAATACAACAACTTTCTAACCCAGCAACCGCTGAGGCAGCTGCTTCTAATATTCGACCTACAGTAACCACTGTAAAGCCTAACGGTCAAACCACAACACAACCTGCCACTACTACTAGTGGTGTTATCAGCGTTAATAATGTTGTTCCTGTCGGATCGCAAGCATCTGGAGGTGCCGCCGGAGGAGGCGGAGGTGCCGCTGGAGGTGGGGGTGGGGGTGGAGCTCCAGGGGGTGGCACTCCCGGTGCTGGAGCCGTTGGTGGCGAGACAGCCGGTGCTGCCGGTGGTGGAGCTGCCGGTAGTGGAGCAGGTGGAGATGGCGGAGGATCAGGAGGAGGCGCTGGAACTGTCGCTGGGTCGGATGGTGGTCCAGGGGCAGGCCCTGGTTCAGGAACTTTAATAGGTGAAGGCGGTGGCATTTCTGGAACAGGAATTGACAGTGGATCTGGGATAACAAGCGGCCCAGGTGGGGGGGCAAACATAGGACCTGGAGTAAGTCCCGGAGAAGGTCCTGGGGTTGTTCCGGGAGTTGGCCCAAGTCAAGGTCCGGGAGCGGATACCGGGGAAGGCCAAACTTTAGGCCCAGGTGCAGGTCCGGGTGTAGAACCTGTTATCCCTGGTACTCCTGAGATCCCACCTGAATTGCTGCCTGTAACTCTTCCTGAAGTTCCACCGGGAGTTCAACCACCCACTCCTCCAGAATCTTTACCACCAACTATTCCTGAACCTCTACCCGAGCCTGAGCCAGAACCAGAACCTCCTCCTGAACGTCAGGCTCCGCCCACTACGTTATATCCGACTGTTACTCAAACTCCTCGACCTAAAACACCATCTTATCCAACTCTTGCGGGTCCAAGTCCTGCTCGATTACTGGCGGACGCTCTGGCTGCGTACAGACCAGCGGGTGCTATAGAAGGTGCGGAATCTGGGAAAGAAAGGCAAAATGTCTGGAATGAAAAATCACTGCGTCTTAGAGACGCTCTGGGGCTGTAAATGAGTGAACTACGCAACATGACCCGCATGGGTGGAGATCTCCGCAAGATTGCCCGTCTGCTGCAAGATAAGGGCAGGAACGGAGATACGATCCTGGCGCACATCAACCCGCGTGAAGCTGCACTCCTGCGTGAGCAAGGTGGCGCTGGAACCACCAATCCAGAAACGGGGTTGCCAGAGTTCTACGATGAAGAACCTGGGTTTGAAACGTATCAACCGTTACCTGCAAATGACGAGCCTGGATTTGAGAACTATCCACCAATAGATTTGACTCCTGAAACCACGTTGAGTACACCGGTTGGTCGTGGTCTTGATTTGACTGCTACACGTTCATTGGCTGGTGCGCCACAAATCGAACAGACAGATATGTCTGGGTTTAGGCCCGGATCTGGATTTGCTGAAAACGCCTCAACTGGTCTAGGTCTCTCGCAAGGTATATACGGTCAAGACACATCACCCATTTCAACCCCTACCTCTCTTGGTTTGAGTCGCGGTTTATACGGACAAGATGCCACGGGTGCTCCACAAGAAGAAAAACCGCCAGAGAAAAGTTTCTTGCAAACCCTGTCCGGTGGTGACAAGCTACGTTTGGGTCTAGGTCTTGCAGGTGGTGTACAAACAGCCATGACAGCTCGCAAGGCTCGTCAGGGTGCACAAGATGCTTCACGGCGTATAGCTGAAATTGGTAGGCCATACCAAGAACAAGGTCTGGCTCAACAATCTGCCGCTTCTCGTGGTGAGTTGACCCCAGTTAACCAGCAGGCTCTGGATGCTATGAGAGCCAGGGCTTCGCAAGCAGGTGTTGCTCGTGGTGGCGTAGGTGTTGCCCAACAACAACGAGCAGAAGAAGATCTGCGTCAGAGGTTGTTGGCAGCACAGCAGGACTTTGGGTTAAAGTTGTCTGGTATTGGCGATCAGTACACTGCCAAGGCCATCCAAGAGGGCATCCGTGCTGACGCAGAGATCTCGGCTATGTACGGGAACTATTTCAGCAACCTGACTCGACTGGCTGCACCAACGATCATTCAGTCTAACCAACCTGCCAAGGGGTAATCATGGCTGGTGCTGATCTTTTTTTTACTGAGGCTTTAAAACAACCTATTCCTGCTTTGCGGGAAAGTACAAAGCCAACTAAGACGTTTGAAGCAGAGGCAAAACCACCTCAATCTGGGAACTTGCTTGAGAAAGAGATTACTGACTTTGGAGCGGAAGAAACTACACGTCTTAACGAAAACATTAGATTAACTACAGAGCTTGGTAACGCTCTTCTAAAAGATGTTGAAGGAAAGAATCTTCTTGCAATAAGAGAAAAAGAATTACAGGCAAAACACGACAGGGAAAGAAAGCGTATTAGAGATGAGTTGGGAGAAAAATTCTACAACTCTCCTGATATGCAAGAGTTTAAAAAATTTGCTGATGAGTCAGCAGATAAGATGGTGTTTGTCCCTAGTGAAACTACAGCGCCTTTGTTAGGCATTGTGTTTGCAACTATTGGTGCAACCGGAATGCTGTTGGGCGGCCTGAGCAAGGGCAATGCTAAATCGGCTCTGGCGGCTATGAACGGCATGGCAGAAGGGTTTACCAAGGGCAAGGAAGATTTGTACAAGCAAGAGCGCCAGACGTTTGACATTAACGTCAAGGCAATGAATCAGCGCATGGGCATCTTAAAGACAAAACTTGATGTTGCTAGAGAGAAGATGAAGTATGACGCTGAAGCAGCCGATCTTGAGGCTAACGCAGCGTTTGCAGAAGCCGGTGCTGACTTTTTAAAGCAGAACAAAGACAAGTTTGGTCTGCAAGACACCATTTCCAAACTTGAAACCCAGATCAAACAAAATGAAACCTGGGCAAAGTTGGTGGCAACCAAAAAAGCTGATGCGGTTGCAAAACTGTCTGATCAAAAATTTAAAGCGTATCAAGATCAGTTAAGAAATTCAGAAAGAGAGTTCTTGCAAAGTCAGTTATTAGAAAGCAGAGAAAGGCAAGCGGCCTCTGATCGCGCTCTTAGAGCGACTATTTCACAAGGTCAAATTGCTAGCCAACAACAAATAGCACAGCAAAACAGACAGTTTCAAATTATGCTTGAAGGCATGAGAGGAGACAGGGCGGCACAAGGAGCGTTTAAAGATGTTCGAGGTCAAGCTCAAGGATTGATTTCTAATTTTGGATTGCCGCAATCTGAAGTCAATAAACTTGGACCTAAAGAAATATCAAGCGTTTCTGCCAATTTAGAATCTGCGTTTTTGACAAAAGATCTTGCAAATGACATTAGAAAAAATCCTCAAGCAGCAGGTCTTGCAGGAAAATGGTTAGGTACGGTTGATAGGTATTTGGCTAATAGGTATTCGCCAGATTCGGATGCTTCAGTAGCACTTGCAGATTTAAGTTCTCAAGCATCTTCTGCTTTTGCTAATTCAAAAGAACCCCCAGATCAAATATCTGCTGCAAGACAGATTTTGAAAAAAGCAGTGGATGTTATTAACGCCAGGTCATTGGCTGCGTCTGGTGGCGGCAGGGTTCTTGTTGCAGAGCTTAAATTGCAAAAAGACGTTATTGGTTTAGAAGGTATGTCCCCTCAAACAGCCGTTGATGTTTATGACAATCTTGCAAAATCAGACGTTGAAAAAATAAAAAGATTTGGCATAAGCAAAGAAGAAGTCAAAAACATAGAATCAAGAATGGGAACAGGCATTCCCGAACAACCTAGACCCGCAAGAACTTTATCTACAGAAGATAAAGAGGCGTTGGATTGGGCAAACTCACACCCTCAAGATCCAAGATCTGCACAAATTAAATCTAGATTGGGAGTTTGACATGGCTTTTGATCCAGATAAATATTTGGCAAAAACAGAACCGCAAGAGGTTTCTCCACTGAAGGCGGGTGGCAAAGCTGCGTTTGAAAGTTTGGGTGGGGCTGGTGGAGCTATCGCTGGCGGTGAACTTGGTGCAACGCTAGGATCATTTGTTGGTCCTATTGGGACCGTTGTTGGTGGTCTTGGTGGCGCTATTGCTGGCGGCTATACAGGTAGCAAACTTCAAGAAAAGGCCGGTCAATACGTTCCACAACAGGTTAAAGAAGAGTATGGATTTACTCCAGAGCAACGTGCTGTAGAAAGGAAAGCTGCTCCGAGAGCTACATTTGCCGGAGAAATTGCGCCAGATGTTGCCGCTGGTATTCCAACTTTATATAGACTTGGCAAATTTGGTGTTACCAAGGCAAGTGATTTGGCGTCAAGTCTTAAACAACCAAAGCCTCTTGCTGATGCAGAAGGCCTTGAAGTTGTTGGAAAAAAGGGGTTTGATCTTTTAACAGACAAGTTTGACGATCTTTATAAGGCAAGAAAAAAAGAAGCTGACATCAAATACAATGACGCATTCAAAGCGGCTCGTGATGCACAGGCCCAAGGAAATCCATTTGCTACTTCTCCTCAAGGTCAAGCATTGCTTCAAGCGCTTGAATCAGAAAAAACCAAACTATCTGGAGCAAAAAATTACCTTGTCGGAGAAGAAAAAATTGCAGGGATAAATAGGTTGATTGATGCAATTAAAGGCGTGACCAAAGGAGGAGAAAGAACAGCCAAAGAAATTGAAAGGACTGCACGACCTACTGCAAAAATTTATACTCAAACGCCAAAGAAAACAACAGAAAAAGATATTGAAGCCGTTGTTGAAGAATTGCGTTTCTTGCGTGATGTTGATGCCAAGGGTAAACCTTACGAAGCATACGCTGCACTTCAAACAGAATACAAACGTGATTTGATTGATATGCTTGAGAAATCTCTTTATCAATGGAATAATGACTATAGGATTGCTGACGAAGCATATAGGGCCGCATCACAGAAACTGGAGCCGTTCAAAACCCGTCTTATGGAAAACGCTCTCAAGGGCGAAAAGTTTGATCCAAAATCTCTTGTCAAATCACCAGAAGCCTTTGGTCCAACATTTTTTTCAGACGTAAACAGTGTCAGGCAACTCAAAGAGGTTACTCAAGACCCATCATCCGTTGCTAAACTTGGAAAAGAATATGTTGCTTCTGTGTTGTCAAACAAAACACCAAAAGAAGTAAAGGCATTTGCAATGAACGCAGAAAATTCCGGATGGATGAAAGAAGCCGGAATTTACGATGATGTTGTAAACTATGCAAATAAAGCTGTAACAGCAGCAGATAAAAAAGAAATACTAAAGAAAATAGGATACTCAACTATAGGTTTTGTTGCAGCATCTCCTGTTTATTACGGTGTTAGAAGAGCATTTGGGTTATGAGCAAAAAACGTGGCATCAGCACAGAGTTGGAGAAAGCTATCGCAGATATGCTGCGCGTGACCATCTCTGACCCGGAAGCCAGTCTTGATGCTAAGATGAAGGTTATCGACCGTGCGCTGAAGTTGGAAGCCCTGCGCCTGAAAGACGAGGGTTCTGACTGGGGTACGGGTTTTATGAACGATGACGATGAGTAATCTATATGGAAGCCATTCAATTGATCAAACTAGCCTTGACCGTGGTGACGGACAGGCTTATTACCGTCCTAGCCCTGCTGACCTCGTGTGGTCTAGGATGCTGGACAATGTGGGACCCAACGTGGGAGCGGGTGGCGACACTCGGCATCTATGTGGTGTTCTGTTACCTTACGATCACTGCCAAGGAGTATCGAAATGAAGAGCCGACCCCAGCAACGGGACCATGATCTAAACCAGCAGATTGCCAAGTCAACTCGGCCACAGTTGCCGAGAGACGGTAGCAAGGGCATGGTGAGGTGGGAACCAGGACAACTGCCTGTCGGTGGTTTCCGTTCTATCATCCCTTTCTGCGAGGGAGCGTACGACACCAAGCAGAGTCCTACCAGCGGTGCAGGTAAGAGGATCTACTGATGGCCTACAACCAAGCGTTTTACCCTATGGGCAGGACGTTTGTTCTGTCTGGTACAACCACCAACCAGAGTGCGAACATCTACGCTGACAGCCCTTGCAGCCAGTATTTGTTTGTCAATCACGAGGTTGCTTCTACTGGTCAGCCAGTCTACGTCAGGATCTCGTCCACCAGCGGAAACAATGCTGCCGTAGCCAATGCTACGTCTGGCAACTATGGTGTGCCAATTCGTCCAGCAGAGTCTATCGTGTTGAGTGGACCTCAGTGTTCTCCTACCGCGAACGTGTACATCACTTACATCACTGCTACTGGCACTGCTAACGTGTACGTCACTCCTGGTGAGGGTGTCTGATGTTGGAACTCTTGTCTGGTGGCATCTTTGGCTCCTTGCTGGGCGGAATCTTCCGTCTGGCTCCTGAGGTTCTAAAGTTCCTAGACAAGAAGAACGAGCGCGGCCATGAACTAGAGATGTTCAACCGCCAGTGCGAGCTGGAGGCCCAGAGGGGCGCTCAGAAGATGGCAGAGATTGGCGCACAGCATGAGGCTACTGTTGATGCAGGAGTAATGAATGCTTTCAATGCGGCGATTGAATCGCAGACTGAGATGGTTAAAGCTGCTGGTGGGTTCGCAGCGTCTCTATCTGCCTCTGTACGTCCTGTTGTTACTTACTGGATCTTGTTTGTTTGGTCTTGTGTACATCTGTGGATGGGCTATTCTTCATGGAATACCGGGATGGAGCCTACAGAGGTCTTCAAGCTAATGATGAGTGCAGACTTTTCTGCTCTGGTTTCAGGCACGTTGAATTACTGGTTTCTCGACAGGACGCTCGCCAAGCGTGGACTTTGATCTATCTATAGCGGTATCGTTATGCCAGCGTTTCGAAGGTTTCCGAGGGTCGCCGTACCTATGTCCTGCTGGGATCCCAACAATTGGTTTCGGCTCGACCCAGTACAGCAACGGGAAAAGAGTAACTCTGCAAGACCCGCCAATGACGCGGCCAGAAGCACAGGCGCTGTTGGAATACGAACTGAGGCACACATATTTACCGGGGGCTTTGCGCCACTGTCCGGGACTCATAACAGACCCAAGAAGGCTTAACGCTCTTGTAGACTTCTGCTACAACCTGGGTGTTGGCAAGCTCCAGACTTCCACTCTCAAGAAGAAGATCAACGAGCAGAACTGGGAAGAAGCCAAGATAGAGCTTCTAAAGTGGTGCAAGGCTGGAGGTAAGGTCTTGCCCGGATTATTAAAACGCAGACAAGCAGAAGCCGATCTTCTGTAACAATTGTGTGCTATTTGACATGTTCCGTACTACGGGACTGAATCATGGCAAAAAAGCCAATCATCTCTGATCAAGAGTTTCTTGAGTTATGGGATAAGCACAACAGCGCCATGAAAGTGGCAAAAATATTATCCATATCTGAGCGGCATGCTCACACCAAAAGACGACAAATCGAAGGAAGGCTGAAGATAGAACTCAGCAGCAGAGGAATCAAGCCCCATGTGCAGAAGGCTAGACACCAAGCTGGCCTTACGGACGGGATAGCCTTAGTTTTTTCAGACGCACACTTCTGGCCGGGAATCCGGACAACTGCTTTCAAGGGCTTGTTATGGGCGATAAACACCCTTAAACCGCACGTTGTGGTTGCCAACGGAGACATCTTCGATGGTGCATCTATCTCTAGATTCCCACGCATAGGATGGACGCATAGGCCAAATGTCAAGCAGGAGTTAGATGCTTGCCAGGAAGCCATGAGAGAGATCGAGGATGCTTGTGAAAAGGCAAGACACCATACTCAACTGGTATGGCCGCTGGGAAACCATGATAGCCGTTTTGAGACACGTTTGGCTCAAGCTGCCCCAGAGTTTGAGAACGTGCAAGGTACAGCTCTCAAAGACCATTTTCCGAAATGGCATCCCTGCTGGACTTGTTGGCTGTCTGACGATGTAGTGATTAAGCATAGGTACAAAAATGGTATTCATGCGACGCACAACAACACCGTGAACTCAGGAACGAGCATCGTCACCGGCCATCTGCACAGTCTGAAGGTCACCCCTTTCGGGGACTACAACGGGACCAGATGGGGTGTAGATACCGGCACTCTTGCGGAGATAGATGGACCGCAGTTCTTGGATTACTTGGAAGATAGTCCAGTCAACTGGCGGTCTGGCTTTGCAGTCCTTACGATGAAAGACAACAAGTTGTTGTGGCCTGAGTTGGTAAGTAAGCACGCGGAGGGTATCATTGACTTTCGGGGGTCACTCATTGATGTGAGTACGCTGTGAGAAAGTTTCCTAATTTAAGTGTTGGCAGGGGTGAGAAGTTGCCTGCCAGCAGAGGTGCTGGACTGACTGAGAAGGGTAGGAAGAAGGCCCGTGCTGCGGGGTCTAATCTGAAAGCACCTACCAAGTCAGGACCACGCCACAAGAGTTTCTGCGCCCGTTCAAAAGGGTGGACGGGGGAGCGCGGGAAAGCAGCCAGGAGAAGATGGGGATGTCGTTAGCAACTATTCATCGTCAGAAAACAGGTAAGGTTTCTGACAAGTGGTCATCGTATCTAGACTTTTATGACGACAGATTTTTCTATCTGCAAGACAGTCAGATCAATATTCTAGAGATCGGCGTCCAGAACGGCGGCTCACTAGAAACGTGGGCGCAGTACTTTTGGAATGCGGAGAAGATTGTTGGCATTGACATTGACCCTAAGTGTGCTGACCTCCAGTTTGAGGATGAGCGTATTCAGGTCATCGTTGGTGATGCCAAGACAACTCAGATTGATAGCACATTTGATGTCATCATTGACGATGGTTCACACCAGTCGGACGACATCATTGAGAACTGGAATGTTTGGTGGCCCAAGCTCAACAACGGTGGTTTGTACGTTGTAGAGGACTTCCACACGATGTGGATGCCTAGATATGGGAATAACGCTATACGCTTCTTCTCGGGCTTTATAGCGGCTGTCAACGCCCAGACCAAGACCAACCATCAAGTCAGGCGTCTAGAGTTTACGAACTCGATAGTGATGCTAGAGAAGGGAGAGCCGGTGTTGGGTGATCGCCTGATCACTGGTACTGTGGCTTATGTCAACCCAGACGTTATAGGTATCAGAGATGGCGAGTAAAGGTTTGTACTACAACATCAACCGGCGTAGAAAACTTGGACTTCCTGCGAAAAGGCCGGGGCAGAAGGGTTACCCAACTGCCTCAGCCTTCCGTAGATCTGCCAGAACGGCTAAGAAATAAGGATCAGACGGTTTGTTCGTCGATCTCTTCTTCTTCTTCCTCTTCCTCTTCTTCGTCCTCTTTGTCGTCATCTTCCTCATGCGCCTGGAAGAGGGCATCAATAGTGGAGGAGAAGAGGCTTCCCAAAGTAAATTCATTGATGTTAGAAGCCTTGGCAACGAGGAACGCAACTGAGAAAAGTGCGTTTAGCGCGTCGACAGGCTCTGAACCACCGATTGCGTCAAGTATCTGATCTTTCATAAGAAACTCCGTTAAGGTGCGGGGATTAGGGAACCTTCGAAAAGGTAGCTGCCGTAGTGTCCCAGGCGTACCCAGGGTGCGGCATAGATGTTATACCCCTGCTTTCTTGCAATTGTGCAAAACGCAAAATCCTCTGAAAGAAGTCTTGAGTTCTCTACCATGACCGGGAAGAACTCGTGCATCAGGTCAGGCTTGAAGAGTCCTGCCGTGTCGATCACATCGTTGTGATAGGTGGCTACAAAGGGTTTCAAACCCAGAAAGACATTACGATTGATGAGCATGAAGCCAGTACCACCGTTGACGATCTCCAGAGGTTCTGCTGCCGGAACGATAGTCTCTCCTTCCTGACCAACTAGGTTAACCACCATCGCACCCGTGTGGTTCTTGAGCTGGTCTACAGGAACACCGGCAGCGGCAGAAATTGCCACTTGTTGCCAGTTTATCTCTTTCTTAGGGTAGAGACCGCAGATGATGTCCTTGTCTGCTGCAAGCATTGACAGAATGTCATTAGCATCAAACCGGATGTCAGCATCAATAAACATCAAGTGAGTGCAATTAGTCTTCAAGAATTGATGTGCAAGACTGTTCCTGGCTCTCTGGATGAGAGACTCGTTGAACATAAAAGAGCAGGCTATTTCAACCTCTGCTTGCCTAGCAATCGTGGTGAGTGCAAGCATTGATTGCAGGTAGAAACCCGTGCACATCCCACCGTACATAGGTGTGGCTACAAATATACTTTTCATGATATATCCTCAATCCTCATTACATATTTACCAGCGGAGTTCTTCCGCCACCCGTGTACTTCTATCCTGATGCCTGCTTCTCTGACAGGCCCTACCGTCTCAGATGCAGTGATCTTCTTAATACGGTCTGACACTCCAGATGCGGTGACCTGGACTGCCAGAACCTCATTCTTGCGGATAGCTAGGATGTCACACCAACCCCAGAGATCCTGCCGTATACGAGCGTGAGGGTTCCACTTCTCGACTATGGCGCAGAGATACCCTTGCTCACGCAGGTACTCTAAAGACCTCTGAGTAGGAGTCATCAAAACTCTTCTTTCAACTCTTTGTGCCGCTGCTTGTGGCAGGGCTGACAAAGCCACATGACATCCAAAGGCTTGTCATAGTCTTCATGATGGGCGAGGCTTTTGGCTTCACCGCATCTTTCACAAGGAGATTTAACAAGAGTCCCTTTAACGATTGCCTGACGCACTGCGCTATGACATTGCTGTCTACGAAGATCTTCTGCCCTCCACGCTTTGTTGACTCTGGCTCTGAGTTCCATGCGATGGGCAAGTCTAGATCTTTGCCTGTCGTACTCCCTCTTGGCTTCCAGGTTGTCTTGGCGATTCTTGTTGACATCAGATTTCGCACACGCCTTGCATTTGTTGAGATGACCGTCAGCCATCATCTTGTGTTTGTAAAACTCTTCCAATGGCTTGACGGTGTTGCACTTGAAACACTCTTTAGAACTGATCATGCCGTACCTCTGTGCTGGTGGTACGACCATTATAGACCAGTTCTAATTAAAAGGTACGTCAGAGTCATCGTCTATAGATGACTTCTTGAATGTCCCGCCATAAGGTTTGTACTGAGCAGGCACTTCCTTGGGAGCATTATCTGCAAGCTCTTTGTCTTTGAAGTATGTATTTTCTTTGATGGTAAAGTATTCCTTACCATTCTTAGCCATACTCTTCCAGATAGATAGCTTGAGGGTTTGACCTTCTGTATACGATCTAGTGAGAACTAAATCACCATCCCAGTCTGGTTGATTAGGGTTCTTCTTTTGGGAGGGATCTTTCGAGAAAAGAGTTGCCTTGCCGGGGGTCACTGGATATTCGCTTTTGCCGTAACTCATGAAAACCTCTGATGTTGATCTGACCTATACGATGGAATCCGCCTACAGTTCCTCCGATGTCTCCGGGACGGACGGCTCCCTTATTGCGTTTGGGAGGTTCGATCCCTCCCCGATAAGAGCAGCCTTAAGTTGGATCTTGGAGATAGCAGGAAGTGCTTCTATCTGCTTGCTGTTAGCCGTAAGCAGGCTGGTGATCTTGGCCTTCTTCTCTTCCTCGTTGAACTTAGAAGAGTTGGTTATCTTCGATACCATAGACCTAATGCCCTCCAGGTACTCGGAGAAATCCGGGTAGCCCTTGTAGACACTTCCATCTGCGAGAAAGAGTGAAAAGGGGTGCTCGACCTTCTCCTCCTCTACAACGACCGCTGTGCCCATATCACGAGTCTGTGGTTGTGTAGGTATGTCCTGCACCTCCTCAGGCGTGTAGACGCCCAGCACAACGCCTGGGAAGACCGTCCTGATACCTTCCGATACCACCCTTGCACGCAGCATCGCACGAGGGTAGTTCTTCCAGTTGTCCTTGCCTGTTAGTCCTGCTTTCCTAGCCTGCTCAAACGTCCAGGTGATGGTTGCAGATCCACCAGATGGATGAGAGAAGGTGGCGGTGACTTCCTCGTCAGTCAGAGTCTTCCAGTCAACCTTGCCGCCCTGCTGCTGAAACCTTGCCATCATGGTTTCTGCTTTCAGGGTTGGTCGACCTTGGATGATGTGATAGTCACGAGCTGCGAGAGCAGGGTGATAGCCTTCTGCCTGGGCGATGAGCATGAGAGCAGTAGCTTGTTCTACTGTCTTCATCCCAAATAGTTGTGATTTAACGACAGCATTTGCCATCGTCTGGATTTGGTCAACGGTTATTAACTGGCTCATGTTCAAGTCCCTCTAACATAAGATTGGCATATTCGGAAGCAGAGTCCTTAATCATCTGTTTGCTTTGATGATGGTAAGGGTTCTCTCGTTTGATTATAAAAGCAGCCATCGCAAGAGCACGATAGAGATGCCACACATCATCGTCGTTGTCTTCGGTCATTTGATAAGGAACCTTCTAGATCCGGGAACCTCCCGGACAAACTGATCGTACATCTGGGGATAGGCTTCCTTGAAAGCAGTGGCATCGAACTTCCTGCTGCCTTTGGCTGACTTCCAAGTTGCCAGAACACTACCATCAACGGACGATAGAACGTCCCTGTCGCGCATGAAACGCATCACTGCTAACTTGTGCTGCTCCTCAGCGTCTTCCAGGCTCTTACGCTGTTCTGTGAGGCTAGAGAGCCTCTCAAGGATAGATTCCAGTTCAGCATTAGCAGTAGCTACAGATGACTCAGACTGTGGAAAGAGAAGTCTGGCCTGTTCAACAGTCTCAGGTTCGGGTTCAGTCTTAGATGCGACATAGCCCCACCATTTAGCGCACCACTTAACGTGGTCGAGCATCATTTCAGGAGTGACATCTACTTTGATTACCTGCAGCTCCTGGCCTCCCAGCAGAACTGCGAGATACACAGTTGAGATACCGTGAACTGTAGCCTCGTGGATACACTGGATACGATCAGCGTCAGGCATGATCCCGGATTCATCAAACTTTTTACGCTGACTGCCGTTGTAGTTCTTGGCCTCGACCAGGAAACTGCCATCAGCAGAGATGAAGTCAAAGTGAGAACGTAGCCAAGGTTCTCTAGGATGAGTCATAGAGTAGTCAGCATCCTTGAGTTCAACCTTCAGACGGTCCTGCACCAGCCGACCAATCACTGGCTGCATGACGTGACCCATCTTCACATTCTCTTTGTCAGAGATGTCTTCAGGAATGATCTTGCCCTGCTTAACGAGGATAGCTTCTGCTGCACGACCATTAGCGGCCATACGGCTATCTCCGGACCACCAAGCAGAGTTACGGATTTCCGGGGTGAAGTCACTCATCGTTGTGTCCCTCAATAGCTTCGAAGAAAGCAGCAGGCATCCCGCACTTACCGTCTAGGAATGTGCGTTGGTTGAAAGCGTAGGTATAGAGCTTCGCACCAGAGACAGGGTGCAGGGTGAAGAAGGCACCACACTTGGCTAAAGCGTAGTCATCGTCACCAGGACGTGGGATTAGATGTTTGCAGTGAATGCAGAGTTTCATAAGATCACCTATAGATAAGATACGAGAGAGACAACACTAGATCACAGATAAAACAGGTTGTCAACTGTGTCCGTTAACGGTGCTTATCGGTGCTTATCGGTGGTTAGCGGTGGCTGTTCGTTCTCCTGTCGGATATTCCAGACAAAAGAACCTCCAAGGTGGTATGCCCTACCGCCTCACCCGCAGGGTCACTCATCTATACAGATGGTTCCTACCAGTGCTCGCTTGACGCCAGATTCAATCATGCCGAGCCTGAGACCACCCAGGAGGTTCGACACTTATGCAGTCGCTCTGGAACGCTGCGAGGCTTGCAGGGGGTGGTACTCCCTAGCCTATGTTCTCTTCCCTGCCACCCATCTAGGTGCACTGCTAACGCGAGGAGTGCGGTTTTGTGGGCGAAAAAAAAGACTTACTGCTGCACCCTGTGGTAACCCCGGCGATGGGGAGGATGCATGAGTAAGTCTTCTCTGTCGCTTACCACGGCAACAGGGTAAACCCTAACACAAAAAAAAACCCAGATCAAGTAACCTGGGTTGAACTGCCGGAGTCATGGCAGAGAGGAGACAGCACTGAACAACCTTCATCTTACATCACTTCTGCATCTCTCTTCAACTTCCACACTATTGCCTGTGGTCGTTTCCCGATGATGGAGAAGTCTCGTCCCTCACCGTGGGCTATGAACGTGGTGCCTGGGTACTGGCAGCGTCTGACCCTGATCATCTGGGCTTGATACTCTGGTAAACAATCCTCACAGAATTCATGTCCAGGAGCTGGCGGGTGCATCCTGGCCGTGTGTACCCAGTCTAGGTACTCCAGGCGGGATGGGAAGCAGTCAGGGGTCATAGAACCTCCAGGATAGAGTTCAGGTGCTTGATAGCATCATCTACTGCCAGTGCCTCTTCTCGTGGTGTCACCGGCTGGATCATCAGAATGTAGTGAGCAGAGTCTAGGGCACTGAGAGCCTTTAACAGTACCGGCTTCATGGCCTGGAATGCTTCTTGCCTGCCGAGCTGGTAGTAGTGATCGGATGACTCGTGCATCACTTGCCTTCCGAACTCTAGAACCCTCTGCTCTACTTCTTTCTGTGGGAATTTAATCCCTCTCCATACTTGCATTAACTGATAGTCATTCATTCTCTTTCCCCTTATTTGATTTATATACGGTATAAGTTGATGGCGCCATTTTGTAGGTTATTGATGGGTGATGATCGGCAATCTCCGGGGTGATCTCGGGGGTCTCTGGTTTCAAGTCTCGGATGATCTTGGGGAATCCATCCTCGAAATAAACCTCTTTGATAATCCATTGTCCCTTCATTCGTCATCCCTCCCAACCAGTAGCATCACACAACCAAAGGCAGAAACGAGACCGATAGCGCACAGATGTAGGTCACCTACAACTGCACCAGCTATACCTAAACAGAAAGTAGAAACCAAGATTGTCTGCAATATAAGATGTAAACGCATGATTACTCAATATATAGATGGGGGCTCACAACCCCCAGATGTGATTAGATAGCGTATTGGGACCTATCAGCACCGTTGATCCAACGTGGAGTCTTACCCCTGCCAGACCAAGTAGCACCACTAGCTGGGTCTCGATACTTGGGGACTACTTTGTTTCCTGGCTTAGGTCCGGTCTTGACCTTCACGACCTTGTCCAGACCTAGGTCTTTAGCCGTGATCCCGTAGGTGGCGATCATGACACGCACAGTGTCAATTGTTTTCTGTCTCTCCTCAGCCTTGACCAGTTCCGCCTGGGCCAGAATCTCAGCTGCCTTAGCTCTAAGTTCTTCGTACAACATACACTCTCCGATGGTAATGCCCTGAAAAGGGCGGTAGAAGCCTCTCAGTGAGGCGAAAAGGGTTCAGGTGAGGCTACCCTACCTGCAAGGGTCTTGATCGCTATCTGGAGCCGCTATGGGGACCGTCGCAAGCACACGGGTTTCCCCGTTAGCCATGACCCCGACAATCCTGAGACCGTCGGGGGTTCTGGATATCTCCCACGCAACGGGGTCACCGTCTAGCAGGAGGTCGAGTAGCTGGTCAACGGTAGGTTGCATGGATGCTCACCAGATAAGATCAATTAAGATGCAGTAGACCGCAACCAGCAAGATCCAAAACAACATTTCGAGGTAATGTTTCACTGGTTGAATCCAGATAATAGGGGGAGATTATCCCCCCGTCAAGTGTTAGTTATGCCGCGATAGCTAGTTCAGCGTCAAGACTCAGGATGTAATCTGCTGCTTTCTGAGCTAATGCCGCAGCCTTAAAGATCGCCTTGGCATCATCACGGCAGGCTTTGAGCCAGCTTCCGATATATCCAGCGTGGCGCAACTCGCCTGCGATCCCATGTTCTTGACACAGAAACGCTGCCGTCAACTCTGCGACGAGCTCCTCGAAAGCGTAAGCAGGATTCCCGAACTTGCCGCCGAACTCACGCTCAAGACGATGCTTGGCTCCCGTCCAATGGCCTAGCTCATGGAATGCCGTGCAGTAGTAGCTCGCAGGCGAATCGAAGGACACTTTGTGCGGCATCTGGATTGCATCGTGAGCAGGAGAGTAGAAAGCAGCATCACCACCGTGTCGGATAACTGCTCCCGTCTTGACGATGCGCTGCTCTGCTGCCTGGATAGGATCAAACGAGCCAGATACAGTAGCAACCGGCACCTCGGCACCTTCACACTGAGCAGAGTTGAAAACAGTGTAGAGACGCAACACTGCGAACTGTTTCTCTTCGAGCTCGCCTGCCGCGTTTGCCTGCTCTTTTGTAACCGGCGAAAAGAAAACGATCTGAGTTCCCTTTTCACCTTTGCGAACTTGTGCGCCACGCTCTGCCCACTGTTTGTAGCTCGCCCAATACGGCGTGTATCCAGGCATCATCGAACCCATGCCAAGCACCAATCGGTTAATGCCCTGATAGGCCTTACCAGAGACGATGTTCTTTGCTGCCGTGCTATCTGCTTTCCAAGGCTTAACCCACGGCGCAGCGCCGTTCTCAAGTTCAGCAATGATCGATTCTGTGATCTTTTCATAACCGTTCACTGTACACCTCTCTATATATGATTTTGATAAACCGTGATCTGTGTGATCCGGTAGAGATATAATCTCACACATTTTGTTCTGTGTGTAGAATAATCTCTTTTTTTTTATAGGTGCTTACCCTAATGTACATCTATACAGTACTCTAACTGTCCTACCTGTACAGTGTCCTATATATGTATATAGGTACATAGGGTAGTGGTCTATAGATCTACTGCGACACCAACCTAGGGTATTGGCACGGTGCATGCCACATCCCTTGTTCATACGTTTTGGGCAATTCTTCTTACATGGGGCACCGGCCTTTCCCGTCATGGCCCTATCCCATACCCTCTCCCCTTGTCCGCACCAGCTGTCGATCCACGGCCGATCCCGCACGCTGGCTCTGGCATGGGCTGGGACGCCAACCGAACCCGTGCTACCATCCGCAGATCCCGTGGCCCAGAGAGGTGGGACATGACCCCCGTGTGGGCGTGCACCCAACGCTTCTCCCCCCATAGAAAAATCCATGTCATTTAATCTGGCTCAGTTCTACAAGTTCTGTAGTGAACTTAAAATAGAGACTAAAGAACATGGTCTCAGAAAGATGGATAGGTTATTAGGTACTCAGACATATATTATGGATGAGATAGCTAAGGGTCTACAGGATGATATTCATTTCTTTGTGATATTAAAGGGTAGACAGTTAGGAATAACTACTATTTCTTTAGCATTAGATCTTTACTGGCATTTTGTACATCCTGGATTACAGGGTACATTGACTACAGATACGGAAGAGAACAGGGATATGTTCCGTAGTACCTTATCTATGTATATAGATGGGTTACCCAGAGAATATAAAGTACCTGTTATTGCTCACAACAGAAACCATCTTTCGTTGAAGAACCGCAGTCGGTTGTTTTACCAGGTTGCTGGATTGCGTTCTAAGGGGTCTCTGGGGCGCGGTAAGGCGATAACGTACTTGCATGGTACTGAGACATCCAGTTGGGGAGATGAGGAGGGCCTAGCGTCTCTCTTGGCATCTCTTGCGGAGACCAATCCTCAGCGATTGTATTTATTTGAGAGTACTGCTCGTGGGTTTAATATGTTCCACGATATGTATGTTACGGCTAAGAAGGCTAGAACCCAGAGGGCTATATTCTGTGGGTGGTGGAGAAATGAACTTTATTCTGTAGAAGCAGAGACGGATGTTTATAAGGTTTATTGGGATGGAAAATTAACAGGGGAAGAGAAAGAGTGGGTGAAGGACATCAAGAAGTTGTACGGGGTGGAGATCAACAGCAGGCAGATGGCGTGGTGGAGGTGGAAGCTGCACGAGGGGATCAAGGACGATGCGCTGATGTACCAGGAGTTTCCTCCTACGGAAGACTACGCATTCGTGATGACT